TGTTGCCTAATATTTTTGCCGCCATTTTTATCTCCTTTTATTAGAGAGCAAACCAGCGTTGAATACGTCCTGTTCGGACATTGGCGGAGGAGTTTCACCAGTTTCTACCGTAGTAGTTCTTGGTATTTTTAAACGCTCCTGTTGAGCTTTCATCTCTTGCGCCTTATTCTGTATTCTAGCTTGCTCAGGATTTGGAGAGTGAGTCGCATCATATACCTTGGCTAATACATCCATATTGACATTTTCTGGATTCATAGCCCAATCGACAAATTGACTAGACTTTTGATTATCCCAGCCATAATTGTTATGAACGTGATCATAAGCACCACGCATAACCATTTGCTGTTCTTGTTTAGCCATTTGCTGTCTGGACTGTTCCTGCCTTGCTGTATCAGCACTGCGTAGATAATCCATCATATTGTCTTGATATTGATCTTTAGCCGTTCTGTATCTGAATGACTCACTATCGGGATCATTAAATGCATCGACCTCATTGTAATTTGTTGGACGTTGTGGTTGCGTTGGCTCCTTCGATGGATCAAATTGATTACCTTGCGGTGAACCGTTTTGATCTCCAGCGGAGAACGATTGCTGCATAGAGCCAAGAACACTTTTGATTTCATTCATTTCTTGTCTCAGTACATTATTTTCATTCGTGGCCTTATCCGTTTTACTTTGCCAATAAGCCATACGTTGAGGGTCGTCTTTGGCTGGAGATTCTTCAGTTGGAAATCCTTCAGTGCTGACTGTTTGGTCAGGCTGACTTGTTTCAACTGATTCTTCGGGGATTGTGTCACTAGTACCCAAGTCGATATATTCGACTTCTCCAGCTTGATCACTTACTGTACCCATAACATCTGGCACAGTCTCTTCAACCGCTACTGGGTTCTGCACAGCATCCCCTGTGTATTCGTCACTCATTTTCTATCCTTTCCCTACGCTGTTCGATTGTTTTTCAACTTCGGCAACAGCATTACGGAGTTTCTTTAATTCGTCTTCTGTCCGTGTTTTATATAGCGAACTCGCCATATCTGCCTTAGTAGAAGACTTCTTGAGATTTGATTTAAATTTTTCTAATTCTGCTTTTTCCCTAGCATGGACAACTTCTCTTCTAGCGGTTTGGAGATCACCTTCAAGGTCTTTAACCTGATCACCTAACTGCTCAATCTGCCCCTGCATCTTAGCAAGCTGACCGTGACGATTTAATACGCCTTCTGTGTCAGCTACATCAGTTTGTTTCAATACTTCAACAGCATCTATAATGCCTTTTTCATATAATTGCATATAATACTCAAACCTTGCCCACCTGTTTGATGGCAGCGTTGAGCCAGAAACCACCACTATATCATACCTACCTACAGTTATATCATTTATTTTTTCTATTAGTTCTCCAGTAAGTGAATCATATATTGGTTGGTTAATCTTCATTTCCTTGGCCGCATTATTGGGCTGTAGTAAACGAATTACCTTTTGACCAGTGAATACATGCTGTATTAATTGCACTATGACCTTAGCTAATTGATTTAAGCCAGCTTCAATATCGTCTTTTTTACTACGTATTCGTCTTTGACCGTATTCATCTAGAGCTATTGTACCTTTATATGTTTGAGGCGCAGCTGAAGAATCGCCCTGCATCATTGCATAAATTCCTAGAATTCTTTCAATATCAGCTTTTGCATCGGCTTCGTTCTTGTATAGCTCATTAGGGAGAGGTATTGGAGAGGCAACTATAGGTGATCCAAGCTCAGGGTCGAATTCTATAACTCCAGTGCCAGCTTTTGCCCAAGTCTCTTCTATATCTTTTTTATTAACAGACCCACGTGGTATTAATAGCTTAACATTGGTAGATGATGATGCGTGAGCAACGATTAGCGATCTAATCTTATTAATATATTCCTGCAAACCACGTACTAGCCTTACATCGCTCATTGGATAGGGATTGCGATTATGAACATTCATAAATGTTACTAATGGATAATTCTCAACTGGCATAACATTGACATACATCTTCTCGCCACCAACTGAGCAGCATTGCCTAACGTGGTCGATTGTTATATTGTTTACTAAAATTTCTCCACGTTCTACAAAGGCCTTTATAGTAGTCTTTTCCATGATAACTGTAGAATTTGGTATAGATGAGTCATTCTCCATGCCTTTTGCCATTTCAGGCTGACCCGTAGACATATTCATTTCCTGATGATAGATTCCACCAGTTTCCTGATATATCTTCATCGCTTGTTCGACTTCTTTTTCTTCGGTAACAGCGGTTTCGCTTAAGTCTTGATTGGTAATAAGAAAAGCAGGTTGGCGTAGATATTCTTCAAATTCTTCCTTCTTCATGATTTTCTCTTTACCACTATGCTGATCAAAGACCCTCATGTAAGGAACTCTGATCTTAGTGTAACGCTCAATTACTTCTAATCGTCTGTCGTATTTAGATTCCCTGTCGCCTGTAGAACCAACCTGCTGATCTTCTAAGCCATGACGTATTTCATAAACATCATCACTTATTTTCTGCTCTGAAGCAGCCTTGATAGCATCGGTATACTGAGGATATGCCTGAAGTAAATGTGATTCTGTATAAATCTTTGCAAAAATTATATGACTAGCGTCATTGCAAAATGGATCCTTTGTATTTGGGTCTATATATAAATTAAGTGGATCAACTGCCTTTATAAGGACTTCGCCCTTGCCGTAATCAGCATTGGGGTCGACATAGGCCATCATACAGCCCATACCTTTTACATAATAATCATCTATAGCTTGCTTTAATTCAACATTACCTTTGGATTGATCCCAAACGTAGGACATTAAATCAGAGAAGACCCTTCCAGTTTTAACATCGCTGTCTTCTCTAGCTGATGATTGAAATCTTGGTTGGTTAGCTGTAAGCATTGCTTTTGCTTGCTCAACAGCTGGATGGATAGCATTTACTACGAGAGGTTCTTGCGCTCTATTTCGTAGGGAAGTAACCTGTTCCTTAGTCCATTGCTTACCGTTTCTAAACTCATCGTCTTCCTGAGCTTGTTTAGCCCAAGAATCACGATAACCCTTAAATTCGGTTAGTAATTCCTCGGATTTGGTTACTTCAGGTTGTTTTTCTGCCATTCAAGCTTTACTTTAGCCAAAGTACAATAAACCATGGGTTGTACGCAAGTTACACCGAATAGTTTCAAGCAAGCAACCAACTTTCTTCATTATTTGAGATTTTTTCTCTGTATTGCTCGTTTTTAACATTATCCGATGCCTTGTGGTTTGGTTTATATACCTTTTTCATGGCATAGTAAAGCCCATCTAACAGGTCATCATGCTTCCCTCTTGGATATAATAGTAATTCATCCTTAAGGGCTTGCATATTATCTTTTATGAATACCTTGCCTTGTGCAAAGGCTGGTTCCATAGTTTCAAGTCTTGCCGACTTTGCGTTTCTGGGATTCTCTCTAATCTCTAAACCAGATATGAATATCCCATCATCTTCACATCTTTGACGTAAATAATCACGTAGCATCTCTTGATAGCCTACCGTTTCAATTCTCGTCTTATCTGGTTCGTATAGTTTAAATCTATTTATAATAGCTTCGGCTAGGTTCATAGGTGATACCCTTTTTTGGTAATAAGGCAGCACATACCTATTTGACTTATCATCAACAGCTACAGCTACGACTGTAGAGTAATCAGCTGTTTTGCGTGTAGAGGAAGCTGGGTCTACACCCATAAATATATTAATAGGTACAGTTTTATCAACTGGTTTACCGTTCAACTCTGTAATGTTCAAGAATCTGTCATCTTGATCATTTGCAGATATAGTTCCTTCGTAGGTCTTTAAATACTCTTCCCTGAACAGCTGATCTTCATCGCCCACTATCTCACATAGATACTCACGATAGAAGACAGATGATCTATTAATGCTCTCCAATTCCCTTTTTTTAGTTTTTAACTTCTCAATGGATTGCCATTCTTCCCATAATGCTATATTGTTGGGAAGGTCTGGTTTGAACATCATGTTCTTCCAGCCATCCATTTCCTTTAGGGTTTCCACAATGCAGCGCTGATGCTGCGGTGTCCCTATTATTGCTATCTTGCCACGCAGTGGGTCTAGTGAGGGTACGGCAGATTGCAATAGCCATCTCAGGTTCTGTTCCATAGCTTCTGCGGTCTTGGTATTGTTCTCGTCCTCTGGATCGTCAACAATAATAAGAGTTGGTCTTTGATTGCCAACCTTTATACCACGCAGTTGCTGTCCTGTGCCTTTACATATGACAACAGAACCGTCCTTTAGCGTCACTTCGCTCTTAGACCATTGCTTTGCACTGTGTTGTCCCCAATAACCAAATACGCTTCTAAATTGAGAAGAATAATCAAGAGTATCTTTTATTGTTCCTAATAGTTTAACAGCATGGTCTTGTGTTCTAGAAATTAGTACAACAAGCTTTTTCCCTTTATCAAACATTAAGTGATATAGCGGATACACGCCTCCAACGATAGAAGATTTTGCGTGTCCTCTAGGTGCGATGATATTTACTTGTTTTACTTCATCGTCCATTAATTCTTTAGCTATTTCATAATGAAACTTTGGACTAGGTGCTGAAAACATATTAGGCATGATAATCTTACCAAATAGAATCATGCTTTCACGCAGTTTAGAATGTGTACTATTAGCCATTGAGTGCGTGATACCATTCATTTAAGCAGCTCATGCACATACAGCTTGGATCAAAAGCATGATATGGCCTACCAATTAACCTAGCAATCTGATTATTCCATACCGACAGGTCTTCTGGCTCATCAGCATCGAGCCGATGCAGTAGTTCTCTGTCTAATAGGTCTTCTTCATAATATATTGGATTAACGTCTAAATCGTAGTTGTAAGACAGCCTATGCGACATTGGGGCTTGCATAAATAGGTCTACAGGACAGGTATTACGCTTCATTCCCGTTAAATTGCATTGGTTCTCTCCATTCTTCATCCTTTTCAGTGGATTTAGACTCTCGAGTTACCAATAACCGCTTTTCTTCCTTCTCTATTTGATCTGCGATCTCTGAAGTAACGTCAATTTGCATAGTATCGGTTATCATTCGCTTGGTTGGTTTCATTTCCAGATAATCAGCAAGGTTGTCTGCACCTTTTAACATATTACCTGCATCCTGTTTATGTCTTGCTACTTCAATAGCATCTAGGATGGTCTGTATTATTGAATCCTTGGTGATACCTTTATCAGCAAGTACTGATTTGGTCTTAGTTTCGACCATTTGTTGAACTTTATCCATTTTAAATAACCTCTTTACTGTTGCACTCGGTATCTTTTGATCGGGACGGTATATATTGCCTAATATATTCCAATCTATTGGTTTTTTAGACAACATCATGGCTACATAGGCATTCACAGCGTTTTTAGTGCGTGTTTTGCCCATCTCCTTCTTTTCCCAATTTTCCTGAATCTCTCCACTCTGATAGGATTTAAAGTATAAGACAGCTTTCTTACCACCCCACTTGTTTCCAAAGGGAAACTTGTAAAAGCTGCGTGCTGCTCCGTACTTATCTTTATAGGTTTTCTTAGAAATTACACGGAATACGTAGTTATCATCAGAAATAGCATAGTTATTAGCAGTAGCTTCTTTCCAATAGATATACTCCACCTCTTTTTCATCTGCTTCAGCCTTGCTGTAAACATTGAACAACCTTTTTATATTATTTATTTTCCTATCTAATGTAATCATGGCATAAGCGGTGGATTTATTTTAATGTATACATATGTTACCATCTAATGTATACATTCGCAATGTATACTTAATAAAAGATTATATGTATACATTAAAGAAAGGGTGTTAATCCCCTCTCTTGTGAACACTAGGGTTGCAAATTTGATCTATAATAGTCTCTACGATCCTTTTTTCAGCTTCATATAATTGCCAATCACTCTCAAATGCTACTCTTGCATCATTTAGCTCAGTTTCCTTGAGATATGCTACTTCCCATTTACCAGTAGTGGTATTAAATACTTCATAACGTGCCTGTTTCTCTCTTGCCATATACCTAAAGTATACCTTTAATTGCTGGTATTAATCAATAGTAATACTAACAGTTAGTAGTAGTGTTCCGAAAAATTGCATCTAGACTGAGAGTGGGGCAAAGGGATCAATAAGTACCCCCCATTAAACACGGGTGTCGGGTTGCATCGGGTTGAAACTATTCGTTGGGTTCGAATACAACCCGATGATACCCTTACACCCGTGATAAAGGTTGCGTTGTGTGTCCACAACGCTCAGTACCCTAGGGATACCCACCCTACCGCACAGCTGGCACACCCTATGAGGCGTGAGCGCAGCGTGTGTAACCACGCACTGCC